CCTTGGATACCTTGCGGGCCTTCAGGTCCTGTAGCACCAGTTTCACCCTGAATTCCTTGAATTCCTTGTTCGCCTTGAATTCCTTGTGGTCCAGTAGCACCAGTAGGACCTTGCGGACCTGTTGCACCTGTTGCACCAGTTAAACCTGTTGCTCCTCTTTGACCTGCAATACCAACACTCCACTCAGACCTAATTGGATTTGAGTCAAGTACTAATGTTCCAAGCGATAATGTGACAGTAGTTTCATTATAAGCAACAATCACACCAAACAAAGTTATTGTGTTTAGATTTGCATCTATTGAAGTTAATTTCATATTTGCTAATGCGTAAGGTTGAAACAGTGGGTCTTTATAAATTGTTAATTGTGTACCGCTAACAAAACCAGTTGTATTAATAGTTTGAGTAAAATTATATGCAAACTTTGGAGTTTCACCTACATTTCCTTGATGACCTTGTTCTCCCTGAATTCCTTGAGGTCCTTGGATTCCTTGCTCTCCTTGAATTCCTTGGATACCTTGAGGTCCCATTTCACCTTGCGGTCCTACAGGACCTGCTGGACCAGTTTCTCCTTGAGGACCAGTCTCTCCTTGAATACCAACAGCACCTGAAAGGTTAACTGTCCATGAATTAAATGTTCCTGTACCTGTTACTTCTGTTACATAAATAACAAGTTCACCAGTTACTTGTGAATATGAATTAACTGTTCCATGATAATGATGGTCAACATCATGAGAAACAATGACTGTTTGCCCTACTGAATAATCTACATTTAAATCATTTAATGTAATAGTTGCAATTGAATTCTTTGTAGGCATTGATTCAAGAGAACTTGATGTTGTGTGATATCTATCACCATCAGCACCAGCATCACCTGTATCGCCTTTGTCGCCTTTTTCTCCTTGGATTCCTTGGATGCCCTGGATTCCTTGAGGTCCCATTGGGCCAACTTCACCTTGGATTCCTTGAATTCCTTGAGGGCCAACTGGACCAACTTCACCTTGAATTCCTTGAGGGCCAGGTTCACCTTGAGGTCCTACTGCTCCATCTTGTCCATCAATACCATCAGCACCTGCTGGACCTGTTAAGCCAATTTCTCCTTGAGGTCCAACTGGTCCTTGGATGCCTTGGATGCCTTGCTCACCAGTATTACCTTTAGGTCCTGCTGGTCCTATTAATCCTTGGATACCTTGAATTCCTTGTGCGCCAGTATCGCCTTTCAATCCTTGAGGACCTGCTGGGCCTTGAATTCCTTGAACTCCTTGAGGACCAGTTGCGCCAGTAGCACCAGTATCTCCAGTTTCACCTTTTGGTCCTGCTGGGCCTACTGGTCCAATTGGGCCTTGCGGTCCAACTACTAAACCTAAATTAGCAGCATAAATCTGTGCCTCTGTTGGTGATAAAACTTCAATCTTTTTAATTGCCATTATCTGTCACATCCTCTTCAGCAATAATTGTTCCTTTAACAAATGTCTTAGTAATACCATCTTCTGTGTGTGTACCTTCAATATCAAAATACATCTGTGGATATAAAGCATGTGAATTTTCAATAATCACAGAAATAATACCTTCACTTGTTGCTGTTACTGCCATTATAAATTCTGGTTCTGCATCTTTAGGAGATTTCTTTATGTGCCCTGCAAAAGTCCAGGCAGTTAAATCTACTAATTCGTCATTTTCATCCTTGACGATTAGGGTCAAGTTTGCTGTGTCGCCCTTGTAAACACGCCACTCAAGATTAGGTGGAATCATATCAATTAGAGCCATCTTTGTCCTCCTTCTTGTGTAGTCTTAAGGTTTCCCAAACAACCCAAGCACCTGTAATAAATGTTGCCAACATGCCAGTCATGATAGTAATCATCTGGTCTTTACTCTGAGTAATAAGAGATAGGAGTAGTACCTGTACAAATAGCAAGGCTACTGGAAGTTTGGACATTAATTTATCGTTCATCGTTCTCCTATTCTATCTCATCCGTATTTTTAGAGGTAGCCTCAGCGTGGGAACTGAGGCCACCCTTTCTCAGGAGGCATTTCTGAGAAACCTAAAATGTTTCAGTAGATATAACACAGTAATCTTCAGGTACTTCCTGGTCCTTTACTATGTATAGTCTTACTGCTGCTACCGCCCAAGAGTATGGCTGCATGTTTGTTATGAGCATTTCTGTTGGTAGTGGTGGTGTTGGTTCTGGCAAGGCTCCTTGGAAGTTAGCCTTCAGATACATATTTGCTGGAAACTGATTTACTGGTGATGTAGACAATATCTCAAATGATGAATAACTTCTTATCTCAGGAGATAGGTTAGCCTTCCATGGAGTTACTTCTGCTACTGAACCTGTCAGTTGTTGGTCTGATATAAATACCCGCACATTATCAAGAGTTTGATTGCTATCATTATAAATTAGCAATAATCTTTCTTGTGTTATACAACTTTCTTTAACTGTCATATCCGCATTAGGAACCCAGCCATAAGTTGTAGCATCTACTTCTCCAGTTACAATTCCTTTGAACCATGAGTTGGTACCTTCTGGAATTTCAACAGGGTACCAAAGATGATAATTAACTCCTAATTGAGAATCAAAATCATTAGCAGGAATAGTGTTGTAGTTAACATTTGTTACAACACCATTTCTTGTAGTACTAACTGTATATAATTTCATTTATACCAACTCCGTCCATTGAATATTTACATACCACCTGATATCACTATCATTTCTAATATAGTTATCAATACTTGTATTTGGTGCATATACAACTACTGGATAAACTGGAGCAACAAAACAATCTGAGATTAATGTGGAATTTGCTGTTGCATAGCCATATTGACCACGACCTCCAAAAGGCAATGTTATTCCTCTTGTGTTGATATCAGATTCTCTCATTACTGATGGTGCTGATGAAGTGCTCGTTGGATATGAACCAACTCTTAAACTCTTTGAGTTTGTATTTCCAACACCATCTTCTGACCATACTCTTAACTGTGCTGATGTAATTGTATAACTACGATTACCAGTTTTATTAGCCTTTACCCAGTTATCAAATGTAGTATAGTTAAATGCACAGGCTATATGCTGTTTAGCATTTGTTGAATCAAAATAACCAGCGTAGTATGGCTGTGTAGTTGTTCTTAATCCGCCATCTGTAACGCCTGCTGTATTTGCAAGTGTATCTCTATAGGAAGCCTGCCATTGCCAAGCAATATCTCCGTACCATCCAATAATAACAGTAGCAGTTTTTGTTACTTCTGTAGGTACATAAGCAGCCCATACCTCAATAGTTACATATGAGCCTGAAGCCAATCTTGTACCTTCTGGATAGTTCTGAGAATAGACAGTACCTGCTGTGGCTTGACCATTAAATGTCTGAGCCTTACTAACAACAGTCCAATTTAAACCAGCATTATTAATTGCTGTTTTTGCATTTGCTTCTGTCTGTCCTACAACACCTGGAACTGTAGGTCTGCCATCAGTATAAAGACCATAATTAACTGGGTCTGAATATGCAAGTGTTCCTTGAGTAGGAGATTGAGTAGAAATCTTTCCAATTAAGTTAACATTTTCTGTAGATGTTGCTGCAAGTGTATTGGAGCCCCAAGTAAAGTTATAATTAGCAATTTGTTGACCTGTTGTGCCAGGTGTTACACCTCTAATATCAGGAACTACAAATTTTACTTCTTCAATGTAGTAGTAAACATCAACAAGAGTTCCTACAGGTAATTGAGAACCTTGAGCATATTCTTGATTGTATACTTTATTAAAGTTTGCTGAGTTTCTTGTATATGCTATTTTATCAACTCCAACTAATTCTGCTGCTTGTAACATTTGAAATGCAGTTGTTGAAGATTGTCCAACAAGATAAGGCATAGTTGTATACTGATTAGGAACATAATAGGTATAGTTAACATTTGAATCTTTGGCTACCGTCGTTCCTTGTGATGGATTAACTGAACCTACTTTTACTCTACCTTCAAGTGATTGATTAGTTGTTTCTTCTGTAGTTGTAGTACCTGGATATAGATAATATTGTTGTAATAAAAGATTTGCAGCCTCTGTTGTCAATCCTGCAATATTTGGAACTGTTGTCAAAGTATGTTCATACACCTCATAATTAACAAGAGAATCTTGCTGTACTTGAGTTCCTGATACTGGGTACTGAGACTTTACAAAACCATCTAAGGCAGCATTTGTTGTATTAGATACTGTTCTTGTTCCAGGTGTTAGGTTAGCATTATCCAATATTGTAAATACATCGTTTTCATCTTGTCCTACTAATTGTGGAACGGTAGCAAAAGGTTTTTGTATATAGTAATCATAAAGAACTGAACTTCCAACATCTACCATGGTTCCTGCTGCTGGATATTGAGTACCAACAATAACTTTACCAATAAGATTTGTGTCGTATGTTTCTTGTGTTCCAAGTGGATTTCCTACAACAAGATTAACATTTGTAATTGCTGTATTTGCATTTGTTGTTAATATGCCTTCAATATTTGGTACCGCTACTTGTGGCTGCACAAACTCATATAATTTAAATACAACATTTGAACCTTCAGCAAGTATCTGTCCTGCTGCTGGATTCTGTGAATCAATAACTACTTTATTATTTTTAGCATTATCACTTGTTACTTCATAATCAATAACAGAGTATGTAAAGTTAAGTGGGTCAAGCAATGCTTCCACTTCTTGTAATGTTAATAAATCTAAATCAGGTACTGGATGTGTAACAGGAGGTGGTGGAGGAGGCGGAGTAGGAGCCTCTACTGACCATCTAATTGTTGCTGATTCATCTTTATCAGATGTGGAGACAGGAATCCAAGCAGTGCTTGTACGCACCTTGAACTTATATGTTTTATTCCAAGCAGAACCAGTCCAGACTTTTAAAGCCTTAGTTGAGTTCCACTCAGTCCCATCCCACACATGAATCATTGACTATGACCACCTGATTGGAATGATTGAATAGTATGGGTCGTGTACTTCTACAGTTCCTATTGTACCCAATTTCTTTGCTACTGGTGTTACAACTGTTGAACCTGCATTGAAGATAACACAGAAATCATTTGATGTTGAGTTCTTGCTTGTTACATAAGAAACACAAGTATCACCAGCAGTCAATGCTCTGGTTGTTGCACCTGATAATTGAACGCCATATTCAACACCAGCATCTCCAGAACCTACAGGCTCAACGCAACCAAATGTTACATGTACCCATGCTGGTTCTGTTAATGTTACTGTTGTAGCAGCCAAGTTATCTAATGCTTCAAAGCCTGCTGTATTGGTAATTGCTTCATTACCCTCGTAAAAATACTTTGCAGGATTAGGAAGAACAGCATCTGTATCAAACCAAATCTGGCCTACCTGCGGTGCTGATGGTGCTGATGCCTGGACTACTGCCAAACCACCAACGGAGCCCCATGAATCGTCAGCCTTGCGTACATAGAACTGGCTTGTGTCAGTTACATATGCAGAGTTTACTGCAGGTTCAAGTGCTGTAAGTTCAGCAAAGGTTGTTACTTGAACAACACCATTATTCTGAACTGAAATTAATTGCTCTGCTGTTAATACTTCATTATCAGCAAAGGGTATGTATCTAATTGTCATATGAATCTACTCCTTGGAAACAATATATATTTTACCTTCCAGGTATTTGCCTCATTGTTAATCTCATGTTGCAACCCTATGATGGTTAAGTTTTTGTCAAACGCAACAGCCTCTGTTTTGTATTCAATATCAACATCGTCTAACAATTCTACAGAGCCTGCTATTACTGGATTTTTAGAAGCGTCCCATTCAATCTCTTTAACGATTGTTTCTGCTTCCTTCCACTTTGTTTTTATTTTATTTGCCCAGGCTTCAAGTTGGCTTTCGTCTGGTGATAAGTGGAAATTTGTATCTATCTTAAGGGCATGAGTTCCATATTTATTAATCTGGGCTTCATTTCTAAATGGACCCTTTGCCTTTGTCTCAATGACTGTTGTTTCAATTGATGTTCCATAAGTTTCTGATACTTCGTCAGCATCAAACTCATACTTAATGTAGCCCCAAGTATTAGAAACCTGTACTTCATTAATAACAGATTCTGTATTGTAATCAATTGATATGTTCTTATATGAATATGCATTAGGGTCATAGCCTACTTGGTCTGCCCGCAGATTTGAGAACTTCATAATTGGAGTCGTTCCTGCTCCAATTTCTTCTGATGCGTAGCATTGCATTGTGCCAGACTTATCAAAATAAATAAAGCCACCTTCAGTATTTGAGGCTAACTCTAATGCTTCCCAAACTGTAGAGTTCTCATCCCAATAGCCATGCTTTGTTTCTCCACCACCATGAATAACTTTAGGTATTGTAATTGGTTCATTTGATAATCTACCGTTTGACATAATCTCATTAATACGCTGTGACCATGTTTGGTTAGCACTTGATAAACCTGATAACTCTGTCATTGTATTTTGTAGTTGTCCAATTGGGTCCATAACATCAAATGCGATAAGAGGTTTCTGTACATCAGAGCGGTAGTCAACATATAGATTTTCTACTCTGCCCTGGAAAATAATAACTGGATTGCCATTGTTCTTATGAATTAATCTAATCTTAGAACGAGGCTGTAAATACTTGTATGTGTTAGGGTCTAAGTTTCTGTTAACTGTTCTAACATGCATAACACCTACATTTGGAAGCGGTAGGGCATAGGCACCTGTATAGGTATCTACACCACGCTTTACTGAGATAGATAAGCATTGGTCAATGATTGACTGCCACTCAAAGAGGGCATCGTTTTCTAAATCTTTATCTGATAAGAGGTAGTGTTCTGCTAATTTAGAAACACCCAAAACAAAGCCAAAGTCAATGGCTGTACGAATCTCTAAATCAATCTCGTCATTTAAATTCATCGCCCATTAACACCTGTGTACTTATCCATTGCTGCCTTCACAACTCTTCCAAGTTCATATGGGTCTGTACCAAGTCCTGCGTTAATAGTGATGTTTACACCATTCCCACGAGAATTGCCATAAGAAGGCGACAATACAAGATTTGAATTTAAATCTACCATGGCTTGGTCAGCAAGTCTTTGTGCACCTTGAATACCTAATGCCAATCCTTCTACGAGATTTTCTCCATAGCCTTTGAATACCTTTGATGGAGATTTAGTTCCTGTAATTGTTTTCCAAATATTTTTTACACCATCTGCAATACCTTTAACTGCATTTAATGGTGCTTGTGCCAAAGCCTTAATACCATCTACAAGTCCTTGTATAAGGTTTCTACCAAAATCTTTAAAGTTAGTTATCCATCCACTGAATAGATTCTTAATGCCATCAATTGCTTTCTTGATACCGTCTTTTATTTTATCCCAGTTATCAATAATATATTTAACAGCAAGGCCAATAGGACCTGTAAGGATAGCAAGAACAGTAGGCCAGTTACTCTTTAGCCATTCCCATACCTGCTTAATCTTGTCCCACAACTTGCCTGCCATTTCCTTGACTGAATCCCAGTTCTTATATAAAAGAACTCCTGCAGCAATAATTGCAAGGATAACTACAAGATATGGAGAATAAACAAGATTTAATAATCCTTGTGCAATTGTAAGTAATCGTGCTGCAACCTGTAAATCTTTAAATACTTGCCATACCATTCCAAGACCAAATAATACTGGACCAAGCACTGCAAGCAATCCACCTACCACAACAACAAATGCTGCAATGCCATCAATAATTTGCTTTTGTCCTGGACTTAGTTTTTCATATGCAGCAACTAATTTATCAAGTATTGGAATTAATGCCTCAGCAATTTTATCTTTAAACTTACCAACATAATAATCAATTTTTTGCCATCCAGTAATATTATCTAATGCTTCTTTTTGTTTCTGGTTAACAATATCTAATAAGAATGCCATCTTTTCTGATGTTGTATTTAATTTATTAAATGCATCTTCTTGTTCTTTAGTTAAGTCAATACCAATCTTCTGAACTTCTTTGGCTGTTAACTTACCATCTTTTAATGCTACCGTCCAAGAATCAATAACTTCTGATACTGGTACACCTTTTAGCAATGCAATAATATTTGAAGCCTCAACAACTTCAGGTACAAACTTATCAAGTCTTGAAGTAAAGGCTGACTTTAATTTAACAAAGTATTGTGCAATATCGCCATCATCTACATAAAACTTACTTGATATTGCATTTACTTTATCAACAATTTTATCAAACTCTGCACCATACAAATCCTGCAAGGCAGCAAAAGATGCTTGTTCCTCATATCCATCTTTAATAATTTGCTTAAACCAGTTAATAGATATCTGAGCACCAAAGATAGAAGCAAGCCCACCAAATCCTGATTTTAATTTGCTTATAGAGCCATTAAGAGAGTTGAGTTGGTTGTTGGTATTCTTTACGCCAGCAACGAGTTGCCTGGTGTCTGCAACAATGTCTACCGTAATTTGGTTAGCCATTTTTCTTATTCAACTCCTTTGTAATGTATTGGACCTCTTCGTTTGTCATCTCCCAGAACTCTGCTGGTGTATATCCTGTCCTTGAACAGAATTTACCCATAGTGTCTAAGAGATGTTCGCTTTTGGGTCGCTTATACCTTCTGCAAGTTTTGTCATTTCTTCAATGCTCATGTTTTCAATCTGGTCCCAGGTCAGAGAAGGATTAGTCTTTCTACCTGTTACAAAAGAAATTGCCATTGATAATTTTACAGTTGGAGAATCCCATTCAGACATTGGAATGCCTGCAAGTCTTTCTACCTCTGCTAACTCTTTCATCTTTAATTGTGATATGTCCATTGTATGCCTCCTAATTGGCTATATATCTTCTTTTAATACTTTCAAGATTAGACGAATACTGTTGTATTACATAATCTCTATTTGTCCATGCTGCCCTGCGTAAAAATGGTTGTGCTTCTATATTTCTTGCAGGCCATCCATATTCAATTACTCCAGCGTATGGAACTCTTGCTCCACCCGCTTTTATTTGGACTCTTTGCACTGCTCTGTTACCTTTAACAGTTGATGCAAGTCGTCCTGTCAATTTGGGAGTAGTGGCAACAGCACTTTGTGCTACCTTGCTACTGATTGCAGCGTTGGCAGTTTTTAAATCATCTACAGCACCTTCGTATTGTTTAAAACTACGAGTAACTTCTCTTAGTCCCTTTACGCTTACTGTAAATTCTGCCATCGCCACTACCTCAAATTAAGCAGTTACCATTGATGGCTTGCCATTGAGAACAATGGAAAGGTCAAAGGCAAAATATTCTCCAGCAGCACCACCAAGAGTAGGCAGAGTTTCTGCATATCCTGTTGCTGTGAAGTGTGGTTGTGTGCTTGATGCTGTTGCGTTACCATGTGGAGCATATGTCAAGGTTACTGTTGCACCTGGATTGTCCCATAGTTTACGCCATAAAGAGTTTGCTGCATAGTCCTGATAACCAACTACCTGGCAACGGAAATCAAGGCTGTCTTCATATGAGCCAAAGCCAAGTTCTCCAACTTCTGAGGTGAAGGTTACATTGTTTACAGCACCCTGGTATTCTGTACCATCAATCTCAAAGATGATGGTCTTTCCCTTTAGTCGTGCCATTATATTCCTCCTTGTGAATACATTTGAATATTTATGTAAGTACTTAAATAACTTGCGCCATTAAGTTCTACGATAAATGGCTTATCTACTTCAACTGTAGCCACACCTTCTACTTGCCAAACAGCCTGGACTATTTCCATTATTGTTTCGTCAAGATTAGATGTTTCTATTTGATTTACCGCAACTTTAACAATTGGTTGAAGTCGCCAATTGCTTGTATAACTTGGGCCAAAGTCAGCCTCGTTAATTCTAAGGAATGCTGTTGCTGCTGTGATTATGATGCAACTTGGAACAGGTCGTTCTGGTTCATAAGTATAAATCTGTGGAGTTATACCTGTGAGAACTTCCTTCAAGTCTTCTCTAATCTGTTGCAGCATTATGCGAACCTCACAATGTAGCGGTCAAGGATTGGATATACGCCTACTAATGGGTCACGAGCAATTCTTGCAGGTGCCTGGTCAAAAGTTGCGTACTGTGCAATCCCAAGTGGAGCACTACGACGATGGTACAACTCTGAGCCTACTTCTAAGTAGCATCTTTCTTTAATAGATAATGGCACATTAGCATTGCTACCGCAATATTCATTTACCAATAACTGTGCAGAAATAAGACACTGCTCAATGAAATCATTGTCTTCAGTGCTTGCACCTATGTAGTTTCTCAGAGTTGTAACATCCATGATTGACTCCTATTAGTCGTTTGGATTAGCAACCTTAACAAGTGCCTTGGTATCTGGTGCAGAAATTGCAAGATATCCATAGACAGAGAACTTGTTGGTTAGGTTAGTAATCTCTTCGTCATTCAAACGGAATGGTGCACCTGCTGATTCATAGGTTGTCAACGCTGCTGCGTTACCAACATACAATGAACCTGCTGCAAGTGATGGGTCAACAACAATTGGTAGACCAAAGAGTGAGCCTGTTAGGCCTACTGGATTGATTGCACCAAATGTGTTAACTGTTGCACCTGTGTTTGACAACACTGGGCGGTCTGAAGCATCAACAATCTTAGCAAGTGACTTGAATACATCGCTTGATGCAAGGATGAACTGTACTGGAAGACCAGTATCTTCGTTAACCTTCATTGCTGAATCTGCAAGTGCTTCAATGATTGCATCTGCAGCCCATGCTGAAACTGATGCTGTATTGAAGTTACCTGCGTTGGCAACAAGTGCTGCCTTTGCCATGTTGTTTGTCTTCTTTGCGTATGCTGCAACCATAGCACGGAATGCTGTGTCAACATAAGCGATTGAAGAACGCTCAATAACCTGGCGTGACATTTCAGTGTAACCACCAATTGTCTTGATTGGAGCGGTTGCAGATGTAAGAGTAATCTTACCAAAAGCAAGTGTGTCTGCTTCTGCTGCTTGCTCATCTACAGTTGAAGTATCAGTATCAAGTACTGGATATTCAAGTGTCATTCCATCTGCTGGTAGTGTTCCAGTTGAGAAGACAGAATAAGTTGGACGACCCTGATTTAGGATGCGTACGGTGTCTGATACCCACTGATTCTTTAGAATTGAATCTGCAAGTACTCCACCTGTGAAATCACGATGGAGTTTTAGACCCTCATCGTCATTGTTAGCCACAGACTTAACATATTCACCGTATGAGCGGAAAGATACTACTGGCTCAACTGTGTTGTCCTTTTCTGCTGCAAGAAGAGCAACCTTGCGGTCAATCTCTTCAATTGCTGTGCGAACCTCTGCAATGTCTGCGGAGGTATCTGTTGTGTTTTGGATTTCCATAACGGAAGTTTCCTCCTTGTTGTCTCTGACTGCCATTACAGCAGCCTTGTTGTATGCAGGAAACGCTACAAGAGAGACTTCTTTAAGGTCTACCTTCTTGCGAATTATAGTTCTATCCTGCTTCTCATCCTTAAGAGGGATGAACCCTACTGAGAAAGAACGGATTGCTCCATCCTTTACCAATTCTAATGTTTCGTTACCAAGTTGTGTTTCTGATATCTTTGCACGAATATGCAAGCCATCATTTTCTTCACGCATCTCAGTAACTTTGCCAATGATATCGTTGTGGTCACGAAATAGTTTTACATCTGCGTTGATATCAATAGCACCTTTTTCAAAACGCTCTTTGAGTCCGCCACCAATGTCAATTGTGTCGTTATAAGGGACAGCAATGCCACTGACCTCACGCAACTCTATATCAGTGGAGCGTATCTCAAACTGTCTGGTTTCCAGTGTCATCCTGTGCTCCTTGTGTGTCTGTATTTGGCTGTACTGGCTGTACAGGTTCTGCCACCTTATCACCATCTGGTAATGCTGGCAATCCTTCTAATTCTCTAACTTCATTAACTGTCATGAACTTCTTATCTAATGCAATTGCATAGCCTTCATAACGAGTCTTGTTGTCAGGACGAAGGAAAGTTGTTAGATTAAACTTAGCAAACTGTCCTCTTGGAAGT